GCACTTGGTGTATATGCTTCAGGTGGTGGCGGTGGTGGCGGAGGTACCAATGGTGCCGGTGGAGGTGGTGGAGGAAGTTCAGGTCCTTATGGTGGCGGTGGTGGTGGCGGACAATTTGGTGGAGGTGGAGGCGCAGGCACCGGATCAGGAAACTATTTGGGCTGGTGTGGAGGTGGATATGGAGGTGGAGGTAATCCGTCAACGGTTATCACCGGTTATTGTAGTTATTATGGTTCAGCACAAGGCTATTACGGTTTATCTCCAGGTACACAAGGTGTTGTCATACTTCAAGGATATTGGTAAAAGGATATTAGATGTCAAATTATGCTATTGTTATTAACAATGTTGTAGAAGGTTTTATTCATATGACAAAGTATTCATACGAAAATTCTGATGCAAATTTAAAACAACAATTGGTTGAAGAAACAGCCAATACGGGAACTATTCACATAGGCGGTACCTATGATTCAGGTAATAACATTTTTATTCCTGTTTCTCCTTATCCATCTTGGTCTTATGATAAAACTACATTAAGATGGACACCACCTACACCAAGACCAGATGAAGGTAATACCTCACAACAATATTCGTGGGATGAAACAAATAAAACTTGGGTAGGTAATGGTGTTCAAGTTAAACTTATAACTCCAAATACTTAATTGTAATATGATGACCGCTAATACACAATCGAGTATTTCTACACCAACAAAACCAACAGGCAATATTAAAGTTGTTATATTATAAAGGAATGTGAAATGAGTCCGGAAGTAAATATTGGTTTGGTTGCAAATATGTTTGTTAGACAGATGCACTTTAAGTCTAAAGGTGATTGTGAACAAGGACACAAACATCATTTTGACCATTTAACATTATTGGCAGCAGGTAAATTGTTAGTTGAAGCAAACGGTAAAGAAACTGAATATACTGCACCGACAATGATATACATTAACAAAGACACAATGCATAAATTAACTGCTAGCTCAGATGAAACTGTGGCTTACTGTATACACGGTTTAAGAGACACCGATAAATCTGATGATATACTGGATCCTAAAATGGTACCAGATGGTGTTGATTTGACTAAAATATTATTAAATTCTGTTAGACCTATATTAAATGAAGAATGCTGAATTTTATTCTCACATAGAAATACCTGAAACGTGGAATAGTTTAACCGAATTTGCTGAATGGTATATGAATGTGAAGATGCCATTGATGATACCGGTCGATACTTTCGTATATGTTACTGATGATGCAACAGCTACAGTTTTGTTCCGAAAAGGACAATTTCAGGTTGAAATCTACCTACTACATCCATATAGTAAAGTATCCACACATTCACATCCCGGTGTAGAGTTATTGTTGGTACAAATTGGTAATATGGATAAAAAAATTAATTGGGGATTTTTTGGTCCAATTTTAAAAGATGGACAAACACATGAAAACAAGCAAGGTTCCGATGAAGAAGGTTCTGTATTCTTGTCTTTCGAAAAATGGAATGATAATAGAAAAATGACTTCTGCTAGTGTAAATTGGAAAGGAAAAACTGAAGGTCCAATTCATGAAGCACTCATCAAGAAGCATTATCCAAACGCAATAGTTGAAAATGGTTACGCTGATACAACTAACGATTAAACAAGGAAAAATAAAATGCAGTTAACAACACAAACAACAATTACTTGGAATTCATTAGATGATATGCAAGGAAATGTTTATATGAATCAAACTAGGGCAAATCAATTACAGGCGATGGTTGCAAACAACCAAACTGATGGTGTAGTTGTAAAAAGCAATACTGCCAATAGTGGTACTATAAAATTTGTTGATGTAGAAAGTGCTCAGACATGGATTACTTTTGTTCAATCATTGGCAACTGAACATAATAAAAATATAGTATCCACTTCAGTTACTACTCTATAATATCTATTGACAACACATTTATTATGTGTTATATTACTTTATGTTTACATTTTGCCCACCTAAACCATTAGAAGAATTAAAATCTGAAACCGTTGATGGTAAAAGATTCTATACCTTACCTGATGGTTCAAAACTTCCCTCTGTTACTACCGTTCTTGGTGCCCAAAAGAAAGATGCCATCATGGCATGGCGTAAGAGAGTTGGTGAAGAAGTTGCCAATAAGATATCGAAACAAGCAACAGGTCGTGGTACTAATGTACATACATTATGTGAACGGTATCTAAACAATGAACCATTAGGCATTATTATGCCTGATGCTCTGGAAATGTTCCACTCATTGAAGCCAGTATTGAATAAAATTGATAATATTCACTATCAAGAATGTGCCTTATGGTCCAAACAGTTAGGAATGGCAGGAAGGGTCGATTGTATTGGTGAATACGAAGGTGTGCTGTCCGTGATTGACTTTAAGACCTCCAAGCGTGTTAAACTGATTACGGAGATTGAGGATTACTTCTGGCAAACTTGTGCCTACTCTTTAATGTATGAAGAAATGGTAGGAATACCAATTGACAATCTGGTAATTATCATGGCAGTTGAAGATTCTCCACCTCTGGTTTATAAACAAAATACCGCTGACCACATACATGGATTGGTGAAAGCGATTCAATTCTACCAAAAAACACTTGACAAAGCATAAATAATCCTTTATACTAAGTATTATTATGAAAGTTAATAAATTAATTAAGAAATTATACAAGGCAATTATTGACCATGATGTGGTCAAAGAGAGCAAATTATACAAAAAAATTACAAAGAAAAGTTTAAAACACAAAAACACCCACGTAGTAAAATAACCCTCCACAAATCAGAAGTACTTGGAGACCAAGACAACAGTTCATCGCTGTCGTAATCAAAAAGGAGATACTGATGTTCGCATCAAAATCAAAAGCTATATTATTAACCTTGGCAATTTGCGTTGCCGTTTTTTCTATGCCTTCAGTTTCACAAGAAATAACAGAGGCAGTTATCGAGCACCAAGTTGGCCAAGATTTCAATAAACAATTAAAATGCCTTGCTGATAATGTTTACTTTGAAGCAGGTTCAGAATCATACGAAGGTAAACTTGCCGTTGCTCAAGTTACAATCAATCGTGCCAATAATCCAAAATTTGGTGGTACAATTTGTGAAGTGGTATATCAAAGAAGCTATGTCAACAAACTTTTGGTATGCCAGTTCTCATGGACTTGTATGAAGAATATGTTGGTACGTGATAAGTATGCCTATGAAGAAGCAGAAATGGTATCTCGTAAGGCCTTGACAGAACCAAACGTACATGATACAATCTCTAAGACTAATGCGTTGTACTATCACAACACACAGGTTGATCCAGGTTGGAACCTACAAAGGGTAACACAGATTGGTCACCACATATTCTATAAAGAGAAACACATTTAATTATGCCAACAAGAGACGAAATTAAGAACTTTAGTATGTTGATTGAAGAAATGGCATCCAAAGAGAAGTTAGGACTTATGGATGCCATTTGCCAACATTGTAAAGAAACTGAATTAGAAATTGAAGTAGCTGCCACTCTTATTAGTTCGGCACTCAAAGCACGAATCAAAGAAGAAGCACAGAACTTAAACCTTATTAAGAAAAGTTCTAAGTTGCCAATATGAAAGTTATTATTGCTGGCGGCCGTGATTGTATTGATTACAATTTACTATTGGATGCTATAGAACAATCTGAATTTAAAATTACGGAAGTTGTCGGTGGTGGTGCTAAAGGTGCAGATGAACTTGGAATAATTTGGGCAACCAATAATGATATTAAGTTTACTAAATTTCCAGCAGATTGGAATAAAAATGGTAATGCTGCAGGACCAATTCGTAATCGTCAAATGGCAGGATATGGTGAGGCATTGATTGCTTTGTGGGATGGTAAATCTCGTGGCACTAAGAACATGATTGAAGAAGCAACAAAGAAAAATTTGAAAGTTTTTATTAAAGAATATAAAAAAGATTAGGTTTAGTTTTAAGATTTTTTGACATCCAAGACCTAGATTTATTATAATGTTTTGAAGCGAGAGTTAAGGAATCAAAAATTCCTTGTGGTGTTACTACTCTTTTATTTAAATGTGAATGGTCTCTGTGCAAGGCACTCAAACTCATTTTATGTAAGGAAGATTCAGTAAATTTTTTACCTAATCTATTTTTATTTCCTTTTTGACTTTCAGATATTTTAATCAAAGCCTCTGTTGAATGTATACCGGTTTTACCTTTACACCAAGAAGTTTTGGTATGTCCAAAAGTACCTTCACCACCTTCAGTTAAATTGTAACCATTTAAACCAAAAGAATTGTATTCTTTTATAAAATGTGGTTCCATAATTTTTAATGTATGATTTCTATCTTTTGATTGATATATCACAATAAAATCAAAAGAATCTTTTCCATATTTTTTTATGGATTTATATAGTGCCAATTTACTATATTTTGGATTATTTAATTGTGATATATGTGTAATCCATCTCTTATGTGGTGGATTTTTTGAAGTAAAACCGATATAAACTTTACCGTTTATTTTGTTGACTATTTTGTAGATTGTATATATAATCATGCTGATGGTTCCAAGTAAACTGTTAGAGTAGGTAGGAACGCCAATTCCGTGACCTACACTTATTTATAATATATTATGATTGAAAATAAAGAAAATAGTGGATATTTAGCTTTCACACTCTACAATTCACTCAAACTACATTTTACTTCCAAGAGTTATGATTTCTTTAAATACCACGGAAAAACCAATGTTAGTGCTGTGACTTTCTTGAAACGTAAGGACAAATACCAATTTTATAAGCTTTCACGCAAG